TAGGAGATGACAATGGATAATGTAACTTTTGTAACGGACATTGACGGCAACGAACACGCAATCATTGACCACGGCAACGAGCAATTTACCTCAATGCCTAAGTTTGAATACGACCGCCGACAAGCGGAACAATCCACACCGATTGTGATCGATGAAGCCGAAACTAAGTAAGGCTGCTGCTCAGCTTCGTCTGCAAGTAGATGATTCCTTCCCAGATCGTGATCGCAGTAGCGATGGAACAACGGGGGATTTACGGCATGCTGTCCGTAAGTCGGATCATAATCCAGATGAACAAGGCTGGGTACGCGCTTGGGACTGCGATGCTGATCTCCACAAAGGCGGAAAACCCGCTGTCATGTCAGACCTTACTGATCAGATTCGACTCTTATGCAAGTCTCGTACTGAGAAAAGAATTGCCTACATTATTTTCGACGGCAAAATCTGCTCCAGCATCCTTAATTGGAAATGGAGAAAATACACAGGGGCTAACAAACACGAGAAGCACGCACATTTCAGCTTTAAGAAAGAAGCTGACAATGATGGGGCTTTTTTTCAAGTACCTATGTTAGGAGCAAGTAATGAATGAACTAAAGACAGCAGCAGGATCTTGGGCGAGAGCCTTCTTAGTAGCAGTTATCTCAATGGCAGCGGCAGGGGTCACAGATCCTAAGGCGCTAGTTGCAGCAGGTATTGCTTCAATCCTTCCACCTGTATTGCGTTACCTATCTCCTAACGATCCAGCATTAGGCATTAAGAAGTAATGGATGCCCTTAACTGGGCGGCTCTTGCAGTTGCAATAATCTCAATCGTTACTGGCTTTGTCAGTTCGATTCGTTGGCTTGTCAAGCATTATCTGAGCGAGTTAAAACCTAACAGCGGATCATCAATGAGGGATCAAGTTACTAGACTGGAAGCGCGTGTCGATACCATCATCTCACTATTAGAGAAGCGATAATTTTGTCATGGCAAGAAAAGCAACTAAGGCATTAGAGGAGCAAGGCTACTCAAAGCTTGATGCTTACTGCATTGGGCTTTATGAATACTTCCTATCGTTAAAGCGAGCAGGTTTTGCAGAAGATATTGCTATGTTCATGATTACAGAGCCACAGGCTTACCCTCATTGGATTTTGCCTGATCAAGTACCGCCTGAGAAGTTAGGCGATTACGAAGATGAGGATGACGATTAAGCGAATAGTCGTAGTCTCGGATCTTCAGGTTCCGTACCATGACAGGGTTGCAACCCGTAACCTTGCTAGCTTTATATCTAAGTTTAAGCCAGACCAAGTTGTCACCATTGGCGATGAGATTGACCTACCCCAGATAAGTAAATGGGAAGAGGGGCGCATGGGCAGTTATGCCCAGACCCTAGATGATGACCGCAACGAAGCTGTTCAGCTTCTCTGGGATTTAGGCGTTACAGACTGCCTTAGATCTAATCACACAGACCGCCTGTATAACATCATCATGGCTAAAGTACCTGCATTCGGTGCACTGCCAGAGCTGCGCTTTGAGAAGTTTATGCGCTTTGATGAACTAGGCATTACCTTCCACAAGAACCCGATGCCTATTGCACCTAACTGGATTGCAGTCCATGGAGATCACACACCTATCAAGCCACATGGGGGCTTATCAGCCCTAGAAGCAGCCCGTAGGCATGGTAAGAACGTCATCTCAGGACATACGCACAGAGCAGGCAGATCGGCCTTCTCAGAGGCATCTGGGGGTCGTATAGGGCGTGTTCTGCATGGTGTCGAAGTGGGACATCTCATGGATTTTAAGCAGGCTGCGTACATGAAGGGTGTCGGAAATTGGCAGCAGGCTTTCGCTATTATTTATATGAACAAAACTAAAGTTCAGGTCGATCTTATCCACATTGAGAAGGACGGGACGTTTATAGTCTCTGGAAAGTCCTACGGCAGACCTAGATAATCGTTATCGTTTTGTTACACAAATGTGCTCGATTAGTCGGACGGATCTGTCACACTAATATCGTAAGCCAGTCAAGGGCACTGGATGCAGATAGGTACGAAGATGAACTCAATTACAATCATTGGAATTATAGGCTTATTCATAGCTTCTAACTTCATTTGGTACTGGCAAGGCTACAAAGACGGCAGGCGTGAGGGTTGGCACAAAGGGCGTAGCTTGGCTCGTTCGTTGGTAGATCATGCGAGCTAATGAAATCCTACTCACCGCCACCGACACGATCCGTGATCGTGGGCTCTCATATGGTCACCCTGCGGATAACTTGCAACACACCGCAATGCTGCTCTCAGCATACTTACAAACACCGATACACGACTATCAGGTGGCAGGGATCATGGTCTTGGTTAAACTTGCAAGGACTAATCAATCAGCGCAACACATCGACAACTGGGTCGACCTATGCAGCTATGGCGCACTCGCAGGACAACTAGCAACAGAGGAGAATGATCTCTATGTTTAATCTTGAAGATTACGAGGATGTAGCAGCAAGGGTATTGCGCTTCCAAAAAAACTACCCAGAGGGAAGGATTGTCACAGATGTTATTCAGTTTAATCCAGAAAAAGAGTTTGTCCTTATTTGTGCGCAGATCTATCGCAACTCTAGCGATACATTGCCTGCAGGCGTTGATTACGCTCTCGGTGTGGCTTCTACGTATAACGCAGGAATGCGTAAGTTCTATGTTGAAGATACAAGCTCGTCAGCAATAGGAAGGGCACTTAGTCTAGTGCTTGAAACTGTCAAAAAGCCTACTAAACAAGATATGAGCAAGGTCGTTGCTACAAAAGTAGTAACGCCAAGCGTTACTAAGCCACCTGTTCAAGATGTCAAGGCAGATGATCAGGATTATTGGACTACGCCTGTAAATGAATATAACAAAGTAGTTGCAGCTCCTGTCACACTTGATAAGGCTATGGAAACTATTGCAGCCGTAATGGGAACAGGTGAAGCACAGGAATCACCAAGTTGCAAGCATGGACACATGCAATGGCGTGAGGGTGAGAAGAATGGCAAGGCATGGGGTGGCTTTATGTGCTCTGTCGTTAATCATCAAGGGGGCGAACCTAAGTGTCCTGCTTTATGGTATGTAGTAGGCAGTGATGGTAAATGGCAACCACAGAAGGCAAGGGGCTAATCATGGGGCATGTAGAGTATTTCGATGAAACTACAGGTGCATGGACTAACTTAGAAGATGTACCGCTGTTCGACACAATTAACTGTCAGCTCTGTAATGAACCAACAGAAGCGCATGACATTGTAGCTGAGATTAAGTTCAAAGATGATCAGCCGATTGTCGGCACATGGCAGTGCAGGAAGTGCAAGGCAGTCAATGGATGACAAAGAGCAGCTTCTAACCTTCTTGATCTTGTGCCTGTTCATTGGGGCAGTTGCAATGGGTTACACAGCAGGAAGTTACAATGGCTAGTCAAGCAAGGAAGCACAGAGGTTTCCGCACAGAGCGCGTAGTAGCTGAGTACCTATCGACTTGGTGGCCACATGCAACTGTCGGAAGGGGTAATGGTAAGGATGTTTTAGGAGTCCCTTTTGACGCTGAGGTGAAGGCGAGAAAATCGTTCAGCCCGTTAGAGGTCATCCGACAATACAAGGCACGCACAGCTCTTTCGGGGGAATTGGGCTTTGGTATCTTGCGCCTAAATAATCAAGGAGAACATGCAGAGGACTATGCCTGCATAATTAGATTAGGTGATCTCTTACCATTACTCTTACTTAAATACGGTCACCTAGACAAAGAACCCACTGAAGCAGACATAGACCGATGCTCTGGATGTGGGTCATACATGATAAGGAAGTGCTTAACTTGCCAACCTATGACTACAAATGCTCACGATGCAATCTTAATCAAGAGATCAATCATGGATGGCACAATAGACCAGTAGTGCTATGCAACTATTGTAATGAGCCTATGGTCAAGGTTATAGGAGCAGCAGCTACACACTTTAAAGGCAAGGGCTTCTACTCAACCGATAAATAGTTATCCACAGAAGTTATCCACAGGGGGTACAAAAGTGAAGACACGCCCAAGATTTACGCTGTTACTTGACAGAGTCATTATGCTACTTAGGCAGAGCCCTTCAGGGGCTCAACCCGAGCCGCTTAAGCGGATAGCTCGGGGGGTGCTAATAGCATTAGTGGGATCTCTATGCTTAATGCCTGAAGCAGGTGGATCTAAACCAGTGCAATTCGTAAGCTATAAAGAATATGCATATCATCTATTAGGCTATAACTTAAAAGAATATAAATGCTTAGCAATACTCTATGGTAAAGAATCTGCATGGAATCCTAAAGCAGCTAATGGTTCTCACTATGGTATTCCTCAAGGTAGAAGTACATGGCTTAAAGACCAAGATGGTTATACTCAGATACAATGGGGATTGAAGTACATAGGTCATAGGTATGGTGAGCCATGCATAGCCTTGAATCATTGGAAGGCTAAGGGATGGCATTAGATAAGCTGAACAGTAGGCGCTATCGCGAACAGCGCGAACGCGTGTTCATGCGTGATGGTAGATCATGCCAGTTATGTGGCACAGATGAGGGTGAGATGCACATCGACCACATCATCCCACGCAAAGCAGGTGGCGATCACAGCCTTGATAATCTGCGTGTGTTATGTAAGTCATGCAACCTACGCAAGGGTGCGCTCAATGAGGGGGTTTTTTTAGCACAGACGGCTAC